CGCACGGCCGCACTCGCCTCTCAGCTCTCCCAGCACATCGGCACCTTCGACCACGCCGACAAGACGTTGGACGAGGTGACCACGTACGGCATCGAGAAGTTGGGCCTCACCTGCCCGGCCGGCCACGAGGAGACGGCCCTTAACGCCTTCTTCGCCGCCAAGAAGAGCTCGACCACGGGCTTCGCGCTGGACGCCAAAGCGAAACGGTCCGGCGAACTCGACTCGTACCTCAACCCGACCGCGTAATGGTCAACCGCTAACCCCAAGGAGACTCACCCATGAGTGCTGCAACTTTCCAATCCACCGTTAACATCTGGTCGACGCTCGGCGTCGTGGGCGACATGGCCTTCGACGGCCCGCTCCGTGCGACCCCGTTCAACCTCTTCTCGAACGGCACCCCGAACATCATCGGCAACGCCTTCACCGTCACCAGCGGCGGCAACCCCGAACCGACCACCAACAGCGCCCTGGCGGGTACTGCCACCGTGGGCGGCTCCGGCATCTTCGCCGGTATCCTCGTGAACTCGAAGGACTACGCTTCGTACGGCACGACCAACGGTCCGTTGAACCCCACCATCACCCTGCCCGACAACTCGATCGGGTTCCTGGCCAACATGGGGTACTTCTTCGTTAACCTGCCCGGCCCGGCGAACGTGGGCGACCTGGTGACCTACGACCCGCTCACCGGCAACCTGAACAGCATCACGCCGACCACCAGCTTCACCGGCACGATCAGCACGACCACCCTCACCGTGTCCGCCGTTTCTGCGGGCCAACTCGCGGTCGGCCAGTTGATCTCCGGCACCGGCGTCACCCCGGGCACCCGGATCACCGCGCTGGGGACGGGTACGGGCTACACCGGCACGTACACGATCAGCGTGAGCCAGACGGTGGGCTCGGCGACCGCCATGACCGCGGCCAACCAACCGCCCCGGCGTTCGCGGCATCCGCAGCCTACATCACGACTTCGGCCGGCGTGGACACCCTCCACATCGCCACGCTGACTTCCGGTGAAGTGCTCATCGGCCAGCAGGTGTTCGGCACTGGAGTCGCGCCGAACACGGTCATTACCGCGTTCGGTAGTGGCACCGGCGGCACCGGCACCTACACGCTCAACACCAGCGGCCAGACGGTCGCATCCTCGGGCAGCCCAGAGGCTATGACCGGCCCGTCCAACCTGTTCGTGCCGAATTGCGTGGTCGACCGCTACACGACCAACACCACCGGCGGCCTCGCCGTCATCAAGTTGACTAACTAACCGTTCAACCCACATCAGGAGACACCTCAATGCAAACCATCACCCACTCCGCGTTGGACGGCAAGAGCGTCCGACCGCTGATCTTCCGCAACGTCGAAGACTATGAGGACCTGCACCGCATCGGCATCGGCGGCCTCGACAAGATCATCGACGCCGGCTTCGGCATGGACTCGATCCAGGGTAACGTGACCCAGGCCAGCATTCCCGTGCAGTTGCAGTTCCTCCAGCAGTTCCTGCCCGGCTTCGTCAAGGTGATGACGGCCGCCCGCAAGATCGACGAGTTCATCGGCATTAACACCGCCGGGAGTTGGGAGGACGAAGAAGTCGTCCAGGGCATCATCGAAAACACCGGTTCCGCGGTGCCGTACGGCGACCTGACCAACGTACCCCTGTCCAGCTGGAACGAGAACTGGGTGACGCGGACCGTCGTCCGCTTCGAGCTCGGCATGCGGGTCGGCAACTTGGAAGAGAAGCGTGCCGCTCGCATTATGGTCAACAGCGCGGAATCGAAGCGCGAGTCGGCCGGTCTGGCCCTGGAGCAGCAGCGGAATGCGGTGGGCTTCTACGGTTATAACTCGGGAAACAACTTTACCTACGGCTTCCTGAACGATCCCGGCTTACCGGCCTACGTCACCGTGGCCGCCACCGGCACCGGCAGTTCCACCTTGTGGTCGACAAAGACCTTCCTCGAAATCTGCGCCGACATCCGGACCGCGATCGTCGGCCTCCGCACCCAATCGCAGGACACCATCGATCCCGAAACGACCGCCCTGACCCTGGGGCTTCCGACGGATTGCGTGGACTACCTGTCGGTGACCTCGGACTTCGGCATCTCGGTGCGCGACTGGTTGACCCAGACGTACAAGAAGACCCGCATCGTGTCGGCCCCCCAGTTGAACGGCGCCAACGGCGGCGCGAACGTGTTCTACCTGTACGCGGACGCGGTCAACGACCTGTCGACCGACGACGGCCGCACCTTCGCCCAACTCGTCCCCGCCAAGTTCCAGGTGCTGGGTGTTCAGCAGCTCCCGAAGGGCTACGAGGAAGACTACTCGAACGCCACGGCGGGCGTGATGTGTAAGCGGCCTTACGCCGTCTACCGCGCGACCGGCATCTAAAACAGCAAAAGGATTCCAGTATGTTTCACGTCTTCAACACGATGGCGAACTCGACTCGCTACATCAAGTACCGCCAGGCCCCACAGAAGGACCTCAACATCGCGGAACGGTCCGTCCTGATCAAAGGCGGGTCGGGCATGCATCAGAACACCTGGGCACGCCGCTGGGCGTCCACACCGCCGTTTCCGACGAGGACATGGACTGGCTGAAGGACGACTTGCACTTTAAACAGCACATGACCAAAGGGTACATCACCGTCCGCAAGGCCGAGGTGAATCCGGAAGTAGCGGCGGCGGAGATGATCACCCACGATCCCAAGACCGACGCCTGTCCGGTCATCCCCCAGGACTTCAAGGACGACGACAAAAAGGAAACCATCAAACCGATGGCGAACAAGAAGAAGGCCGCGTAAACGGAGGTTCCGGTGGGCTGCATCCAGTACAACGATTCGGCCTTCCGGTCACTCTTCCCGGCGTACGCCAACACGGTCCTCTACCCGGCCGCGATGACCCAGATCTACTGGGACACGGCGACGCGTATGTCAGCAACCGCAAAGGCGGTGCTACACGGGCGGCATGACCGTGGCCCAGCAGACGCTGGCCTCAACCAGATGACGGCCCACCTCCTCTACCTCAACGCGCAGATTGCGGCGGGAAACACTCCGGGTGATGACCGGTGCGACGATCGACAAGATCAGCGTGACCCTGGAACCGCCTCCGGCACCGAACGCGTGGCAGTATTGGCTGCAATCGAGCCCCTACGGGCAGCAGTTACTCGCGCTGTTACAGGTAGTTTCGGCGGCGGCTTCTACGTCACGACGAGTGTTCCGGGGCAAGCCGGTTCCGGTTCGGGAACGGCTGGTAATGGAAGTCAACGCGGCAACCCCAAGGCGTTCGAGACGCTGGCCGCGAGACTGAAAGAACTCTCGGGAATCGAAACGCGCGTCGGCTGGTTTCCATCAGCAACCTACGAGGACGGAACGCCTGTCGCCCTTGTAGCATCCGTTCAGGATTCGGTCACGGTCCGATCCCACCCCGCCCGTTCTTCCGGCCGACGATCGCTACGGAAGAAAACAACTGGAAACAGTACGCCGCTCAGGGTGCGAAAGCCGTCCTGAAAGGTTCACTCACAGCGTTCGCAGTGATGGACGGCCTCGGGGAACGAGCCCAGGAGGACGTGAAAGAAACGATTAACCAGATCACATCCCCGCCGCTCTCACCCATCACCTTGGAACTCCGCGCGATGAAGCACAAGAACCCGGCTCTGAAAATCACCGGCGCGACCGTCGGCGAAGCCGCCGCGCGTGTTCGCCAGCCCGGCTACCAATTGGCAAGCGGAACATCAGACAAACCGTTAATCGACTCAAAGCTCATGATTACAACCCTGACGCATACGACCGAAACGAAATGATTCCCGGCGCGAATATCTTGGGGATGGCCTTCCGCGTCCTCGGGAAGCAGTGTTTTCAGTATTACGCCTACCAATTCCGCACCCCGAACGACGTCGGGCAATACGTCACCACTTATGCCCCGCCGGTTACTTTCTACGGGAGCGTCCAACCGGTCCCCCGCGACCTCTACGAGCGGTACGGCCTGGAACTCCAGCGGAGCTACGTGAACGTCTACTTGCAGCGCAACGTCATCGACGTGGCCCGGGATGTGTCGGGCGATCAGATCGTGTTCAACGGCGCGACCTACCAGTGCGTCTCAAAGACCGCGTGGGACGCCATCGACGGCTGGGACGCCGTTCTCTGCGTTCTGATTACGGAGCCGGCGGCGTGCTGAGGGACTTCTCCGCCTCGCGAAGGTAGAAGTCGTCTTTCGCTTGCCTCACCCGGTTGCGGTATGCCATATCGTTTTTGCTCGGAGCGAGCGAGAGAAGAGCGGCAGCGATCCATCCGATCAGTGTCCACCCGGCCAGAAGATTGACCCAAAAGCAGAGGGGCAGAGTGGCGCTCTTATTCCACGCGGCCAACAGAGTCGGCAGGAAATAGAAGGTCAGAATCAGCCACAGCTTCGGATCGCTCGCGAGCAAAGTGAGATCGGTGGTCAGTGACGTGTCGGCATCCATAAGTCCTCCATCCGTTAAAGCCCGTTAAGCATAACAAACTGGGTAAGAATGTCAAATGTTAGATAACCAACTGATATCCCTGGTTATCAGCACCATCATCGCCCAGGAAGCGGCTGCCGGGATTCCCGGAACCCCCCTCGCGCAGGCCTTCCAGCCGACGCAGCAAGGGGTGAACACCGTGCCGACCGTCTACCTCTATAAGGTCGGCGACAAGCGGTATGGGTTCCGCGGCGTGACCGACATCTGGGACGCGGTCAACAGTCAGATGGTCCACACCGAAACCCAGCAGTACGAGACGACCCTCCAGTTCAGCGCCCTGGCCACCCAGAATCCGAGTACCCCGACTCAGTACACCGCGTCCGACATACTCAATGCGATCGCTTACATCTTGCAAAGCAGCGCGACCGTCGCGGCCTTGGAAGCCCAAGGGGTCGGTGTCGAGCGAATCACCGACGTGCGAAATCCGTACTTCTCAGACGACCGCGACCGGTTCGAGGCGAGTCCCTCATTCGACGTAACCTTATGCCATAAACAAGTCATTGTTACGACGGCGCCGATCCTACAGACCACCGAGATTCAAATCGCAACCGTGTAATCACGGACCAGCATCAGGAAAAAACATAGGAGAATCAGATGCCTATACCAATTTCAAATTACGTCTCAATCACATCCGGCATCGGCGCGGCCTCGAACGTCTCCACCCGCAACCTCGGGGCATTGATCATCACGGGCAACGCGCTCGTCCCGAGCGGAGTAGTCAAGAGCTTCACTTCGGCGGCGGATGTGGGCACGTATTTCGGCACCGGGTCGGAAGAATATGCCCGCGCCGAGTTCTACTTCGGGTGGGTGAGCAAGAACATCACCGCCCCCCAGCAGATCAGCTTCTGGTTCTGGAACGACGACGTGGCGACCGCCGATCTGATCTACGGCGCCAGCGGGACGTACGCGCTCGCGACGTTCACGCCATCACGTCCGGCGAACTCGACCTGACGATGGGCGGTTACCCACACCATGACCGGCATCAACCTCGGCTCGGCCGGGAGCCTCGCGGCGGTCGCCACCGACATCCAGACGGCCATCCAGGCGTACAGCGCGGGCGGGGCCGCGTGGACGGGCGCGACCGTCGCCTACGACTCGACCAACAGCCGCTTCACGCTCACCGGCGGGGCGACCGGGGCGGACACGATCGCCGTGACGGCGGCCGTGAGTAACGACCTCGCCGGGCCGCTCGGTTGGCTGACCGGAGCGATCCTCTCGAACGGCACGACGGCGCAGACGATCTCCGCGAATCTGAACGCATTGATCGGCGTCAGCAACAACTTCGGTTCGTTCACCACCACCTTCGCACTGGCCCTGTCCGAAGCCAACACCGTTGCGGCCGCGACCTGGAACAACAGCCTCACCCCGAACATCCAGTTCATCTACTCGGTCAACGTCACCCCCGCCAACGCCTCGTCATGGTCTGCGGCCCTGGCCGACATCGGCGGCGTCTCCCTCACGCTTCAATCCCCCGCCCCCGTTGCCACCGCAGAATTCCCCGAGATGGCCCCGATGATGATCCTGGCCGCGACCGACTACACCCAGCGGAACAGCGTCCAGAACTACATGTTCCAGATCTTCGCCCTGACCCCGTCGGTCACCACCTCGGCTTCCCAGCAGACCTACGACGCCCTCCTGGTCAATTACTACGGCCAGACCCAAACCGCCGGACAGTTGCTCTCCTTCTACCAGCGCGGGGTCATGCTGGGCCTGCCCGTCAACCCGTCCGACCAGAACGTGTACGCCGACGAGATCTGGTTCAAGACGCCCTCGGTGCCGCGTTGATGAACCTGCTCCTCGCGTTGTCCCAGGTTCCGGCGAACGCCGCCGGCCAAGTGCAGATCCTCTCCACCTTGCAGAGCATCATCAACCAGGCCCTGTTCAACGGGACGATCTCGGTCGGCAAAACGCTCTCAATCGACCAGCAGCTTTACATCGGCCAAATCACCGGCAGCCCGACGGCCTGGAAGCAAGTTCAAAACATCGGCTATTGGGTGAACGTGGTCATCGAACCCTACGTCGTCGACGGGGTCACCGAATACAAGGCGGTCTACACGCTGATCTATTCCAAGGACGACGACATCCGCCTGATCCAGGGCTCGGACATCCTCATTTAACGGAGTTTAAACAATGGCAAACGACATCACTGGCTTTGGCTCGGCGATCAGCCTCGTCGCGTCCAGCACTTTTCCGGTCGGTATCGCGATCACCCAACTGGCCGACGATTCCGATCCGTTCGACATGTCGAGCGTGAAGATCGCCGACACCGCGATGGGCGTGAACGGGGACCTCATCAAGTGGAGCCGGGCGATCGGTAAACCGGTCACCATCAGCGTCATCCCGGGGTCGCTCGACGACATCAACCTGGCCACCCTCGCGGCCGCGAACAACGCGACTCAGGGCAGGCCAACGCCCAGGATGTCATTACCATCACCATCCTTTACCCCGACGGGAGCGTCATCACCTTCTCGAACGGGTTCCTGACCGATGCCCCGTTTGGAAACTCCCTGGCGAGCAGTGGTCGTTTAAAAACAAAGACTTATGGCTTCATGTTTCAAGTAATCACGGGCACGGTGTAGCATGGACCTCCGCGACCCGAAATCCATCTCCCTGACCGACGGCGACGACCGCGAGCGGCCCTTCATCCTATCTAAGATGCCGGCCTTTGAGGGCCTGGAGATCATGGCCCGCTATCCCACCAGCCTCGCGATGGCCGCCGTCCCCAAGCTGAGCGACTGGCCGGTGGTCGAGGATCTTCAGCGCAAAATCCTGAAGTACGTGGCCGTCGAGATCAACGGCAAGCCTGTCCCCTTGACCACCCAGGCCTTGATCGACAACCACGTCGGCGACTGGGAGTGCTTGGCCAAACTCCTGCTCGCGGAGGTGCAGTACAACAACAGTTTTTTTCGCAACGGGACGATCTCCGATTTCTTCGCCGACATCATGCGGACGTCCCTCGCGAAGATCCAAGAAATCTTGACCCCCTCCTCGCCGCCGTCATCGACGCCAAACTAGCGACCCTGCACGAACTGAGAACGGTGTACACCATTGAGGACGCGTGGCTCCTGTGGGAGGTCATCGCCGTCTCCGCGCATAATGAGTGGCTGGCCGCGGAACACGCCCGGAAGGAACGGAAATGACCATTCTCGATACCTTCCTTCTCGTCTTTAAGACCGACATCCCGAAGGAAGCCGGGGCCGACATCGCCAAGCTCGACAAGCAACTCGACGAGATGGCCAAGAAGGGGAAGAAGCGGACCGAGGACGAAAACAAGCAGTACGAAGTCCTCAAGAAGCAGCGCAAGGAACTCCTCGACGCCACCAAGCAGCAGCGGCAAGAGACCGACAAACTCGGGGATTCGTTCGCCGGGATGATCGAGAACGCCGTCGGGGCGGTCACCGCCTACGCCACCTTCGGTGCGCTGAAGACCGCCCTCATCGACGCCAACAAGCTAAACTCGTCACTGACGATTCTGGGCAAGACGTTCAGTCAAAGTCCGCGGGACATCAAGGCGTTCGGGCAAGCCCTTCAACTCTCGGGCGGCGATGCCCAGTCCCTGTACAACTTCGTGGCGGCCGAGGGCACCGATCTGGCGGGCAAGCGGCTCCCGTTCGACCTCAAGCGGGCCATCGAGAACATCCACACCAACGTCCAGAACGATCCGTCCTTCCTGACCAATGGGCGGCCGGAACAATTACTTCACCCTTGTCCCTACAATCACTTGCATGGCTTGTTGCGTCAGCTGGAGACCACATCATGCACCCTACCCCGCTTCACCAATGTCGATGTCCTGATTGCCTCCAGGCGACAGACCATCCCAACAAGGAGGTCCACCGACAACTCAACTTGCTCCTCAGTCGGCTCAACGAGCAACAGCGACGCTGGCTGGCGGCCTGGGAAGCCCAGCGCATCGGCCACGGCGGTGACCGCCTGGTATCCTCCATCACAGGCCTCCACGTCCAGACCATTCGCCGGGGACGCCAAGAGTTAGGGTCGGCTTTTGCCAACCTCCCGCCGGGACGGGTCCGCCGCCCTGGAGCGGGCCGCCCGCCCTTGGAAAAAAAGATCCGGTCCTGGAGCGAGACCTGGTAGCCCTGCTGGTCGATGACACCGGCGGCGACCCGATGACGAAACAGCGGTGGGTGCGTCTGAGCCTGAAGCGACTGGGCCAACTGCTGGCCCAACGAGGCCATGCCATCGACCCCAAGACCGTCCGGCGTTTGCTCCACAAACTCAAGTACTCGTTGAAGGCGAATCGGAAACGGTTTACCGGCCCACCGCACCCCGATCGGGATCGTCAGTTCCGCTACATCGCCCACCAGAAGCGGCGGTTCCTGAAAGCGGGCAGGCCGGTCATCAGCGTGGATACCAAGAAAAAAGAGTTGATCGGCAACTTCCAGCAGGATGGGCAGACCTGGTGCCACGAGGCGGACGAGGTCAACGCTTATGACTTCCTCAGTGACGCCGAGGGCCGGGCCACCCCGTATGGCATCTACCTGGTACAACACGACCGCGGTTACGTGTACGTGGGCGAATCGGCCGACACGCCGGAGTTTGCGGTCGATGCGATTGTCTCGTGGTGGAAGAGCCACGGTCGCCGTCGTTTCCCGGACGCTACCAAACTCCTGATCCTGGCGGACTCGGGTGGCAGTAATGGCTGTCGGCCTCGGATGTGGAAGCGTCAGTTGCAGGAACGGCTGGCTGACGCCTTCAACCTGGAGGTGACGGTGTGCCACTACCCCCGCGGTGGCTCCAAGTGGAACCCGATTGAGCATCGGCTGTTCAGCTTTATCAGCATCAACTGGGCCGGCAAGCCCTTGCGTTCGTGGTTGATCTTGTTGGGCTATATTCAGGACACGAGAACCGAAACAGGCTTGCAGGTGAAAGCCGTGTTGTTGCGGGGAAACTATGAGAGGGGCCTGAAGGTCACGGATCACGAGATGAGGAAGTTGCGCTTGCGACGGCATAAGACCTGTCCGAGTTGGAACTATACCATCCGGCCACGCCAAGGAGTTTCGGGTGCGGCCAAAGGGTGAAGTAATTGTTCCGGTCGCCCAAGCTCTTGCAAGTCCCGGGCGGCGCGGGCCTCGCGCCCCTGGTCACCTTGCCGGATGGCGAGTTCCGCAAGAAGCTCGACGAGGGCTTCGCCTTCGCCGGGTCGGACAAGGACTTCCAGGCCGCGCTTGCGAACGAGAAGTCGGCCTCCGAGAGAAACATCGCGTTCGGCAAGCTGGCGACCGAGGTCGACACGGACCTGGCGGGCGTCATCAAACGGTTGAATGCCGCCCTGACCCGGCTGGCGGAAACGTTTGAAGGGCACCCCGGTCGGACGGAAGCGGCGGGACTGTTGGGAGCGCTCGGCGGCTTGAAATTGGGGAAATGGCTGTCGCGCGGCCTGTTCGGTCGATTGCTGGGTGCCGGGGCCGTTCCCGCCGCGTCCGAAGGTCTGGCCGCAGCGGGTGGGATCGGTCTGGCATTCCCTGCGTTGGTCGCGGCGAGTTTTTACGAAGCCTTTTTGGCGACCCGGAAGCGGACGCAGCGAAAATCGTCAATTCGTTAAAGGGTGGCGGCTCCAAATCCCCCGCCCCCGTCATCGGAGGTTCGTCACGGGACCAAGTCATCTCCTTTTGGCAGTCGCAGGGGTATAGCCCTGGCGCCGCCGCGGGGTGGGCGGCGAACGCACAAGCCGAGAGCAGCTTCAATCCTTCCGCCAGCAACGGCACCCATTTCGGGATTTATCAGTGGTCGGCGGCACGCCGGGCGAAGATCAAGGCCGCCCTCGGCATCGACGTGGCGACCGCCAGCTTACAAGACCAGCTCCGGGCGGCCGCCTGGGAAGCGGGCAACATGGGCCTCGGGCCGAACGCGCTGCCCGACAACGCCGGACAATCCGCGGCAGCCATCAGCAACCGGTTCGAGGTTCCCTCCCTCACCGCAGGTGGACTTGCCAGCGAGGCAGCGAAACGAGCCGCGATCGCGAACAGCTACGGAGCGGTTCCGTCCATTCCCTCGCTCGGCGCGTCCACTCCGGGCCGGAACACCAACGTGAAAATCGACAACATCACCATTCAGACCCAGGCCAGCGACAGCGCCGGGATCGCCCGCGAGGTGGGCGTCGAGTTGAAAAACCAGATCCGCATGGCCATGAGCAATTTCGACGACGGAGTCTCCGCGTAATGACCCTCCTGTCCGACATCAACTTCGGTCTCGGGCTGCTCAGCTCGTTCGGGCAGCAGGTCGACGTGGTCGGCATCTACGCCAACGGGGCGGACACGAACAACCCGCCGCCGCCGTCAGCAGCACGATCCTGAACTCCATCCTGGGCACGTCGAACGCCCCCGCGTTCGGGCAACTGTTCGCGAACGCCCGGCCATGAAGGCGACCGTCCGCGAGACCTCGAAGGTCATGGAGCACCCGGTCGAAACCGGGTCCATGATCGCCGACCACCACATCATCAACCCGGTCGAGATCGACCTCCCGCTGATCATCAGTTCGCAATATTACGCCGCCACCTACAACCAGATCCGCCAGGCGTTCGTGAACGCCACCGCCCTCTCGGTCAAGACCCGCGTCGGCATCTACTCCGATATGATCGTTGCCGACATGCCGCACGAGGAAGAGGCGGACATGTACGACGTGATCATCATTAACCTGCGGCTCAAGCAGGTTCTATACGTCGTCCCGGGCGGGGGCCAACTGGTCAACTTCCAGCCCGCCGACCCGCTGAACAGCAATACCCTCGCGGGGGGCTTACAGCAAGCCGCCGCTCTGGGGACGCAAGCGTCGAACGCGGTCGGGGCCGCCCTGAGTTACGTCAAGTTGGGGAAATTCTTATGATGCAGGTCCCCCTCCAGGCCGTCCCGAACCAGACCCTGACAGTCATCCTCGACAACAACACGTGGGCCGTCACGCTCAAGACCGTCGAGGACACCACCGTCGTCAGCCTGACGCTCAATAACACGGACCTGCTCGATAGTGCCCGGGCCGTTGCCGGAGCGCTGATCATCCCCTCGCAGTACGAGGAGAGCGGCAACTTCCTCTTCCTCTCGTCGAACAACCAGTTGCCCTACTACACCCAGTTCGGGGTGACCCAGTCGCTCGTCTACGTCAGCGCCGCGGAACTGGCCGTCTTCCGGACGCCACCCGCCCCGCCGATCACGGCCGCCGACTTCAACCCGATTGCCGCGCTCCCCTTGCGCTTCGCGCCCCAGGGGTACCTGTGACCAGCGCGTTCGATTCGCGGCTGGTTGAGGTCGACATCGTCCTGCCGGGCCAGACCTACACGTTCTCCGCCGACTCCCAAGGGTTCGCGATCTTGGCCTCTGGCATCAAGTTCGGCAACGCCAACATGAACACCTGCGAGTGCCGGATTTACAACCTCACCGCCGAGCTGCGGAACACGATCCTGACCTTGGCCTCCCCCCTCATCAACCCGCCCGCCAACAATCCTTCGGCGGGACCGCGAAAACCCGTCATTCTGAACCTCAAGGCGGGCCGCGAATCGACCGGGACGTTCCTGCTCTACACCGGCAACGTCATCTCCTGCGAAGTCACCCAGCCGCCGGACATCGGGATCACCCTCCGGTCCCTGACCAACAACTTCAACACCGGCATCGTGATGGGCATTCAACAGCCGGCCGTCACCCTGCTGTCGGAAATCGCCCAGCAGATCGCCCTGGCCAACGGCCTGTTCCTCGACTTCGAGGCGACCGACCGGCAGATCGACAACTACAACTTCACCGGCTCCCTCCAGGCCAACCTCGTGAAACTCAACCAAACCGGGGGGATTCAGGCCGGGGCCGATAACCAAACCCTCTGGGTCACCAACGCCGGGACCTCGCGGAAGAACACCGGCTACTTGATCTCCGAAGGCACCGGCATGGTCGGCATCCCGCAAGTTTCCGACCAGGGCGTGACCGTCCGGGTGATGCTGACCAGCGCGATTCAGATCGGGGGCCAGGTGACGATCCAGAGCGTTACGAACCCCGCAGCTAACGGCACGTTCAAGGTCATGAAGATGGACTACGAGATTGCCAGCCGCGACCAGCCGTTCTGGTTCACCCTGCTCTGCTCCAACCTCGCCGTCTTCCAGGGCTCGGCCGGATGACGGATTACGCCCCGCCGTCGCGAAACCCGGCCGACAACGACACGCTGACCGGGCTGTTGAAACTGGTCCTGACCAAAGCCTTGCAGAACACCGCCGACATGCTCCCGGCCCGGGTCATCGCCTACGACCGAACGACGAACCGCGCCCAGGTCCAGCCGCTGATCGCGGTCGTGACGACGGCCAACCAGGTCGTCCAACGGGCGCAGGTCGTCCGTGCCGGTCTTCCAGTACGGCGGCGGCGGGTTCGTCCTCAGTTTCCCCGTGACGACCGGGGACACGGGCTGGATCAAGGCCAACGACCGCGACATTTCACTATTCAAGCAGACGACCGCTGCCTCATCGCCGAACACCGCCCGGCTGCACGACTTCGCCGACGCCATGTTCTTCCCCGACACCCTCCTGAACGCGTCACGATCACAACCGAGGACGCGGCCAACGCGGTGTTCAGAACTTCGCCGGGACGGTCAAGGTGGCACTGTGGAGCGACCTGATCAAAATCCTGGCCCGCAAGGTGTGGCATCAACGGCACGCCGGACGCGAATGCGATTCTCGACCTGCAAAGCACGACGCAAGCGTTCCTACCCCGCGGATGACGACGGCCCAGAAACTGGCCATCCCGTCACCCAAGATCGGCATGACAGTCTACGACACGACTGAACTGGGGCTTTCCACCTACAACGGCAGCGCCTGGAGCTGACATGGTCCAAACATTCGGCACGAATCTGAGGGCGACATTTACCTCGGGGCCGATGGCAACCTCGCCGTCCTCTCCGGATTCAGGCGATCGCGGGAGCCTGCGTCACCGCCTGCCGCACCCAACTCGGCGAGTGCGTCCTCCAGACCGGGGTCGGCCTGCCCAACTTCCAGACGGTGTGGGTCGGTGTCCCCGACTACGCTCTGTGGCAGTCGTACTTGCAAAACACCCTGCTCGCCGTCGAGGGGTCACGGCGGTGCAGTCGGTCAACTTGACCGCGCTGGACAACGTGCTGCGCTTCACGGCGGAGATTCAAACGATTTACGGGAGCACGGTCGTCAATGGCTGATTACGAGTACATCGAGCCGACGGGCGTTATTTTACCCGACACGTCCGGCCTCCTGACCGATGTCCAGTCCGAGTACCAAGCCGTGTTCGGGGCGGACCTCGTTGTCACCCCGATACCCCCCAGGGCGTTCTGATCACCGCCGAAACCCTGGCCCGGACCGAGGTCGTCAACAACAACGCGGCGGTGGCCAATCAAATCAACCCGAACGTCGCCGGGGGCGTGTTTCTCGACGCCCTCATGGCGCTCACGGGCATGCAGCGGACCGTCGCGACACCAACGGTCGTCACCAACGTCTCGTTAACCGGGGTGTCCGGAACTGTGATTCCCGCCGGGTCGCTGGCGGCCACTTCCGCGGGCGACCAATTCCAGTCCGTCTCGACCGTCACCCTGGTGAGCGGCACGGCGACCGTCAACTTCCAATCCGTCGCGACCGGCCCGATTCCCTGCGCGGGGTCGGCACTCACGACCATCGTCTCCGCCGTCCTCGGCTGGGAGACGGTGACCAACAACCCCTCCGGGACGCCGCCTCCGCCACACACTCGGGACCGTCACCCAGTCCGACCAGGCCGCGCGGGCGCTGCGGCAAAACACCCTCGCCTTTCAAGGGGTTTCGCTGGCCGAGGCCATCACGTCGGCCCTGTACAACGTGCAAGGAGTGACGAGCCTGACCTTCCAGGAGAACGTGTCCGCGAGCACCCAGACGATCAACGGCATCTCGATGGTCGGGCACTCGATCTACGCTTGTATCGAGGGTGGGACGGACACCGCGGTCGCGGCCGCCCTGCTGGAGAACAAAAGCTCCGGGTGCGCGTGGAACGGGGCACCTCGGTAAGCGTCGTCGAGCCGGCCAGCGGCCAGTCGTATACCGTCCTATTCGACCGCCCGACGCAGGTTGGCATTCTGGTCAAGGTCACGACCACCAACGGCAACGAGGCGAACATCATCCAGGCGATCCTCGACTACGCGGCAGGAAACATTAACGGGTTGGCCGGGTTCGTCGTCGGGGCCGACGTCTCGCCGTTCGAGATCGCCGGTGCGATCATGAGCGAATTCCCGAGCTATTACATCAGCCAGGTCGAGATTAGCCTCACGTCCCCGGTCAGTTACACCACCAGCGTCATCGCGATCGGGGTCGACGAAATCGCCCAGACGCAGGCTTCGTACGTCAGCGTCATCATCTCATGACGAACGACGAGGACACGGGAGCGATTCAACAGTTCGATTTCTCGGTCGACCTGCTGCGGGCGATTCTCTGGCAGTACACAACCGCCACGAATCTCCAGGGGCTGCTCAATCAGAAGGCCGTCTGGTACGACACGAACCAGACGCAATTCTGGGAAGACTGGTACACGAACGTCTTCGACCTGGCGACGGCAAACGACTTCGGCCTGAGCGTCTGGTCGATCATTCTGGGCCTCCCCCTGTTCGTGAATACCGGTACACCCACAGGCCCGGTCTTCGGGTTCGATGCCCAGACCGGGTACAACTTCGACAACGGCATCTTCGGCGGCAGTACGAGCTACGACCTGCCCACCGAAACCAAGCGGATCGCCCTGCAACTGCGGTACTTCCAGCTGACGAGCAGCGGAACCGTGCCGGAAACCAACCGGATGCTCAAGTACGTCTTTCGCAATTACGGGCCGGCGTGGCTGATCGACTACCACGACATGGCCCAGGCTTACGTGTTCAACTTCCCGGTCACGTTCGACCTGCAATACCTGTTCAACAACTACGACGTCCTACCCCGCCCGGCGGGCGTGTCGTCCACCTGGATCGACGCGACGCTCGTTTACTTCGGCTTCGCGACCGGGGATTTTAACTTCGACAACGGAATTTTTGGAGGCTAACGTATGCCGATTTCTGGCTATTTCGACATCCCATTCGCCCAAGGCGGCGATCTCAACACCATCCCCGACGCCACCCAACCAAGCGGCACCGTCAGCTACGAGCAGGGCTTCCCGGTCGGGTACAGCACGCCGGTCTCGTCCGGGGGGTTCAACGTCCCGCGGACGTCGATCAACCAAGCCTTTAACGATGTCACCACCGCGATGCAGTATTTCCAGCAGGGCAACGCCGCCGCGTTCATCACCTCGGCGATGAACGGCGGGACGGCCTATTCCTATCCGGAATATGCGATCGTCTCCCACGGAGGCGTCACTTACGTCTCGCTCGCGAATTCCAACACCGACACCCCTCCGTCGTCGAAATGGCAGGTTCTGACCTCACTGGGGAATTCGGGGGTGGTGGGCGATTCCCGCAATCTTGTCATCGCCCAGGCCTCCACCGTCACGGCGACCGTCACGGCCGACGAGGTCATCGTCGAGACGGCGCTCGGCGGCACCACCACCAAAATCAGCAGTTTCAGCGTGACGTTGAACACCGCGTCCACGGGCCTCAACGGCATGGACACCGGATCGCCGCCGTCGAGCGGCTACCTCTGGGTTTATGCCGTCACCGGTCCCGGCGAGACGCCGGGCGTGCTGGCGCAGACGGCATCGGGGACGCCGCCGTCGATCTACGGCGGTTCGCACATGCCGTCGGGTTACACCCAGTCCGCCCTGATCGGCATCCTGCCCACCAACAGTTCCGCGCAGTTCCCCGGTTTCTATCAGATCGCCCGCGAATTGTTTTACAGCCCGGGGATCGCCTTCCTGTCTTCCGCAACGGGCCAGTCGTCCCTGACATCGGCCAGTTTGGCCTCTGTCCCCGTCGGGGCGAGAATGGTCAGCGGATCGCTCGAATCGCAGACGGGGAATGCCGGGGGGACCGAGCCCCCAGAGGTTTCTTCGGATTCGAGCGGCAACATCACCCAAAAAGGGACCGGCTTTGCCGGCATCGTGACGAACTTGCGACCCGTCGTGAATTTCCGCCTGCTCCCGATCCTCACCGCGCAGACGATCTGGTGGCGGACCGCGGACACGACCGCCTCATCCGTAAATGCCTTCGTGTCTAGTTATACCTTCTGATTTCCGGCGATCACCCCCCGACCGCCGCCTGCACTCAGTAACCCATCCACCGAAAGGACTCGCCCATGACCGGCACCAACCCCACCTTCGCAGGAGACCTCCTGGCCCTCATCTTCAACGCCACCACGATCGCCAACATCGCGATCAACGCCACCTCGTCCCCGATCACGAACGTCTATGTCTCCCTGCACACGGCCGACCCCACCAGCGGCACCCAGGCCACCAGCGAGGCGGCGTACACCAGCTACGCCCGCGTCGGCGTCGCCCGCACGTCCGGCGGGTGGACGGTCAGCACGAATACGGTGGTCCCGGTCGCCACGATCAGCTTCCCGGCCGCCACGGGCGGCACCGAAACCGAATCTTACGCCGGCCTCGGCCAGTCCGCCAGCGGGTCCACCCTGTTGTTCTTCGCCGGCGCGATTTCTCCAACAATTGCAGTGAGTAACGGCGTCACGCCCCAACTTTCGACTTCGTCGCAATTGACTCTTTCGTAGGCAACATATTATTGCTTGTGGCCTTACGCCTATTGTAGTATATCTGCCAATCTAATTGGAGCAGATTACGGTATATGGTTGACAGGTCGAGATATATTAAGCAGACCGACGAGGAAATCGTCACGGCGTATCAAACTCTGAAATCTGCGGCCAAGGTTGCCAAGCATTTCGGGATTGGCGGGACAACTGTCGAGCGAATACTCAAGCGGAATAAAGTGACGCGCGATGGCAGGTCGCATTACCTTACTACCGTCCGTGCCTACACCCCCGAACAAGAATTCGAAATCGTCGCCAAGTACAGGAACGGCACTTGGGCTTCTGACCTGGTTAAGGAATACGGCGGAAGCGCGTACTCAATCAATCAGGCGATAGATCGACATGGGGTTACGAAGCGACCAAACCCCTACCCCGATTTGACTTCTGACCAACTCGAAACGATCAAACGCCTTCACGCAGACGGCATGGGGCAAACTCAAATATCCATCGAAATCGGACGCTCACAAACCTTCGTGAGCCATGCCATGAAGAAGCACGGGATAGCTCCCCACCGCCCTATGAACTACACGCACGGCATGTGGAAAGGAGGTAAGCTCCAGTCGGGCAAATATTTCGCCGTCCTGCTGGACCGGAATGACCCGTACTATGCGATGGCTCGGTCGGGTGGTTACGTCATGGAACACCGAATCGTCATGGCGCGCCACCTCGGTCGCCCACTAACACCCACGGAAACGGTCCACCACATCAACGGCGACTCGACTGACAACCGGATCGAAAACCTGCAACTCCGGCAAGGGAGGCACGGCAAAGGCTCCGTTGCCTACTGCGTCGATTGCGGTTCGCACAACATTAGTCACAAACCTTTGACGACATAATAGCCGTACCAACCCGGCCTCATCTTCAGTCCTGAAGGCGTTTCCGTTGGGACTCGCTTTGGGACCTCACCCTTAAACCCAAGGAGAAACTATGGATTTCGGACAAGCACTAGCGGCCGTGAAGGCCGGGGGAAATGCCACCCGCCAGGAGTGGGCAGCCAACGGCGCCCACATCTTCCTGAGCGAAGGCGTGATCCAATGGCAATCGAAGGACCATCCCCCGCAGGTCTACCACCCCAACGCCGGCGACATGTTGGCGGAAGACTGGCAGGCGTAGCATGGTGACCGCATACGTCTCGCTCCACACCGGGAGCCCCGAATCACAACTCGATCAGGAAGTCTCATACGAGGGTTATTCCCGCCTGCCGGTGGAGTTCTCCGACGACTTCGGGAATGTGAAACTGGACGTGTTTTTCCCGGCCGTTCTCAAAGACTCCGGGCAGATACTCACCTATATTGCCATCGGGGCGCACGAGCGCGGCCAAGGGGAGATTTTCCTCCGCGTATCCACCCTCCCGATGTTGCTGAACGCCGCGCCCCCCGAACACCGATCCGAGCAGTTCTGGATCGACAACGGCATCCCGGCCCAGAACGCGGCCGAATTCGTGCAAACGCACGGCTCGTTCTGCCCCCACATCGTGATCTGCAACACCGATCCGGTCGTCTTCCCGAAGGACATGAACCCGATCGCCCGCACGGCCCGCAAGCTCTTCGACGCCGGGATGCTCGACGCGACCGTACTTCCCCCGAAACTGTACGAGGCCATCAACGACGAACTGCAGCGTGTAGGCGTGCCCATCATTCCGGTGACCAGAACCGCCACGGCCACCATGACGGAATCGATCAGCAAGATGAAATCCCTTCGCGCGTACGGGGTGGAATGAGATGGCCTCCTGCACCCTCTACACCTTCGATTCGACCGGCCACATTGGGGGCCGGAGCGGGAGCGTCATCGGCTCCGCGGTTCCGGCAGATGGCATCCTCTCCGGGAACACGTTGACAGTGTCGCAGATGATCCCGGCCACCGTCACGGTGACCCAACCGGACGGCAGCACGTCGAGCTACGGCGCGGTCGTGGACAGCGGCTGGTCGTTCGTATTGGACGGCACCGGGGCACCGACGCGGGACGCCGCGGGCAATTTGGTGGTCGTCCCGCCCGCGTACGACCCCGGCAGGCCTAGCGTCGCGATCTACAACCTGGTGAGCGCCGTTAAAAGTGGCGTCCTCGACCCCAAAACCGACATCGATCAGGACACGATCAACGACGTGAACCGGTCGCTCTCGGCCGCCGGTCTCCCGATCCTTCCCGGCACCACCCTGGTCCCGGCCCCCACGTTTACCGCCGTCAGCCAGCCGATCCCCAACGGGTAGCCCGTGACCGTCATCGCCTCGATCCAGCCGTTCTCGATCGCGATCGGGTCGGGCAGCACGTCGGCCACCGCGACGATCACGACCGTCAACACCTCGAACGCGGTCGTGTTTTTTCAGGGGTTCACTACCGCCTACGCCAGTTCGCTGGCCGAATTCGCCCTGGCCCGGGTGGCGCTCACCAACTCCACCACCGTCACCGCGACGATCAACAGCAGCGGGAACGCCTGCACCGTCTACGGGACTGTCGTCGAATTCACCTCCGCCGCGATGGCAACATCGGTCCAGACGGGCACCATTACCATGAGTTCGTCGGTGACCAGCGGCACCGCGACGATTAGCAGCGTCACGACTGCGGATTCGTCCGTGTTTTACCTGGGGCTTACGACGTCCGGCACCAGCTCGACCCAGGCGGATATCTGGACCACGTTGGCGCTCACCAACAGCACCACGGTGACGGCGGCAAAGAACTCGAACGGCCAGGCGGTGACCATCGGCTATGCGGTGGTGAATTTTGCGAGTGGGCTTATCAACTCCGTCCAGCCGCGATCCGTCACGCTGACCACCGCGAATACCAGCGACACGGACACCATCACCAGCGTCGTGACCGCCAATGCGATGGTGGTGTACGCCGGTTGCCAAGTGGGCGCCAACAACGCCCCAAGCACGTTCTTCTACGTGCCGCAGCTCACGGGCAGCACCACGGTCACTCTGACACGCGGCGGCACAAGCACGACTTCGCGCACCATGAATTACACGGTGGTCGAGTTCGCCAGCGGGGTCCTGAACAGCGTGCAGCGCGGCACCATCGCCCTGCACAACGTCACCAGTAACACCGCCACCATCACGTCCGTCAGCACGTCCCACGCCGTCGCGAACCTGAACAACTTTTCCAGCTCCTTGGCGGCCGGCGACCCGGCGGAGACATTTCCCGGTGTCGCCCTGACGAACGCGACCACCGTCACCGCAACCGTCCAAGCCACGGCAGCAGCATTACCTGCACCGTCGGGTACGAGGTCGTCGAATTCTCCAACGCCAGTCCCGCCGCGACGTGGTCTGCGTCCGCCCTCCTGGCCGCATCGGGCTCCAAGCTGGTCAAGTCGACCCTCACCATCACGGCGCCGCATCGTTCAGCCCCAAGGGCGGAAGTCTGGCCAAAAGTTCCGTCAGCATCGCTTCGGCCGGGGTGTTCTCACCCACGGGCGTGGCAGTCAAGAAGGCGACCGCGACCTGGAACGGGGTCGGGAGTTTTACGCCCAAGGGCGTGCCACTCGCGAAGGGCATCGTCACCTGGGCTGCCAGTGCCGCATTCGCCGCCGTGGGAAGGTCGACCAAGAAATCGACCGTCACGTGGGCCTCGGCCGCATCATTCGCGGCGGTCGGGCGACCACTCGCAAAAGCGACCGCCACCTGGACCGGCAGGGAGTCTTCTCGGCCGTCGGCCGGCGGGCGACCAGCGGGGTCGCGACGTGGGTTGCGGCAAGTACGGCCAGCTTTGCCGGGAGATCCACCGCCACGGCCATCGGCACCTGGTCGCCGCATGCCGCGTTCGCTGTGGTCGGACGATCGCTGGCGAAGACCGCCTATTCCGTGTCTCCGGGCGCGGTTCTCAATGCGGTCGGACGGCCCGTCGCGAGCGCGATTGCCAGTTGGCCTCGCACGCCTCCCTGGCGGCATCCGGTCTCGCGGTGCGAATCACCCATTTTACGATCAGCGCCGTCAGCGCTCTCTCCGTCCACCCCGCGGGAACCCACAAGGCGACGTTCGCCGGCAGCACCACCTTCTCGGCCGCGGGTCAGGCCCTCAAGGTCTCCGCCGCGACGTGGACCGCCTCCGCACACCTGAGTGCGGTGGGGCAAAGCCACGCGGTCGGGACGGCCGTTATCACCCCGCACGCGACCCTGGCCGCGACGGGGGCGAAAAAAGAGACCGGTACGGCCACGATCAGCGCGATCGGGTCTCTCGCGGCCATCGGCGCATCGCTCCGCAACACCGTCCTGTCGATCACCGCCTCTTCGACGTTCGCCCCACGCGGCGGGGCGCGGGTGACGCGCGCGGCGACGTGGACCGCGTCCTCGACGCTCGCCGCCGACAGTGCCGCGACCAGAACCGGAACGGCCTCCTTCATCCCCGAAGCCACTCTCGTGGCAGACGGGGCCGCACGGAAAACCGCCGCCGTCACGGTCCACGCCGCCACGTCCCTTACCGCCGCCGGAGGGTCTCGCTTCTTGGGTGCCGTCCAGATCCTGGCCCGTGCCACGATCGCATTCGCCCGGCTGTTCCCGCCGACGCCGTGCCGCCGCATCCTCGACCCGAGCCTGAATAACCGCACCCTCACCGCCCGCGGCATACTTCGCATCTTGAAACCCAACACGAACGGCCGCACCTTATGAACCCCGATGTCGTCTTGCAGCAAACTCCCGCCGAGATCCTCGATTACACCATCGACTGGACGACCCGCGGCCTGGGCACGGACACCATCGCCACCAGTGTCTGGACCGTCTTCCCGACCGACATGAGCGCCGCGTCCCCCGCTCCGTCGTTCACAGGCACGACGACGACCGTGTGGCTCTCCGAAGGGACCGCAGGAACCTACTACGCCGTTACCAACACCATCACCACCGCCGGCGGCCGCGAGATGCAGGAAACGTTCGTCATCAACTGCGTCCCCCAGCGATTCATCTGAACCATAAAAGGCTTGCGTATGCCGAACCCGCATGATTTACCCGAGCACGATCAACCCGCGACATCCGGTCCGAGCTGATGGATCGAGAAACCGCTGAGCGCCTCACCCGCGTGGAAATCCTCCTCGAAGACACCAAGGCCGAGGTCAAGGTCCTGGAGGAGAAGCTGGAATACTACGACCGGCTGGCCCTCAAGTGGGGCGGAGCGTGCATGGGGGCGGTCGCCTTGGGGGCCATCATCAGCGGCCATTTCGACAAGATCTGTGAAAAATTATGGGCGTTCTTCCAATGATCCGAAAACTCATGTACGCGCAACTGTCCATGTTTCTCTTCTACGGGCTCGTGAGCGGGGCCGCGATCACCCTGCTCATCCACTACAAGTGCCGCCAGGCCGAGGCGTCCGCGACGGCCGCGGTTCTCCTCCAGCTCTCCCCGCGGGCGCTCAGCGAGGTGACGATATGACCGACCTCCTCATCGAGATGATGCGGGATGTCACCTGGAGGCCCGAAGCGGCTTTGGAACACGAGGCCGACGAGTTGTGCGAGCAGGCGTACTTCGCGCTGCCGTGGATCGGGCGACTCACCGAAGAGCAGCAGGATCAAATCCTGCTCTTCGCCTTCTGCTACGCCGAACAGCGGTTGAAAAGGATTTTGACATGAAAACCAGCCCCGCCGGAATCACCTTTATCCAGAGCTTCGAGCAACTGCGTCTGCAACGCTACCTCGATTCCGCAGGACGCCCTTCGATCGGCTGGGGCCATCTGATCGTGCCCGGCGAAGACTACCAGCTGATTTCCCCCGAGCAGGCCGGGGCCATCTTCCTCCAAGACCTGTCGGTAGCTGAACGGGCCATCAACCAGGCCGTCGAAGTCCTCCTCTCCCAGAACGAATACGACGCATGTGCGAGCCTTGCGTACAACGTCGGCGCCGGCAACTTCGCCCGCAGTACGCTGGTCAAATTGCTGAACAGCGGGAACACCGCCCTCGCCGCCCAACAGTTCCTCCGCTGGGACTTCGCCGGGGGGAAGGAGTCGCCCGGACTCTGGGGTCGCCGCGTCGCCGAAAAGGTCATTTTTGAAGACGGGGTCTACACGAATCATACCTGACACGAAACGCTTGCGCGAACCACCGGGCAGGAGCATACTGCGCGAGACCACCAACCAACCAAGGGGTACTTATGAGCATACTCTCCAGCCTGGAATCCTTCTTCAGCAGCACCGAAACCAAAATCGAGGACGTGCTGACACCCTTCGAGCATAGTCTCCTGCAGAAGTTCCACCCCCTCTTCCAACAGATCGAGAGCGCGCTGGGCACCCAGGGCCTTCAGATCGTCGACGACGCCGCGACCGGCCTGCTGACGACCGCCGCGACCGGCGGCAACATCGCCGCGGGCATCACCGCCGCCGCGACCCAGGCCCTCGGCCAGATCGAGACCGACGCCAAAGCCGATGCAAAAAATGCGGTTTATGGCGTACTCGCGGCGACCGTGGCATCGCTGCCCGCAGCCGAACCTGCGGCTCCCACCCCGGCACCGACTCCCGCTGCTTAATCTCTGGCCGCGGTGCTTTAGCGACCGCCGCGGCCGCCAATTTCACGAGGGGCGAATGGCCGAAGTTCTTCCGCACCCAGACATGGACCGCGATTTCTCGCAGTTTCCGTTTTCGTTCGCAGATGGATACGTTGACATCCGAACCCGGAATGGCGAGCCCCTGAGCGTCTCGACCGCCGTTTACCTGCTCGAACTCGCCAAACAAATCATCCTGACCGAATCCCTGGAGGGCTGAATGCTCACGCTACTTGAGATCGCCTGCAAACTGATCGGCCTCGCCGAGTGGTTCAAAAGTTGGAAAGGAGCGCGAGATATGCGTAAGCAGCAACAGGCCGTCGCCGACGCCCCAACCACCAGGGAGGAACTCGATGCCCGTCTCAAAGACCATCAGTTTTAG